AGTTGCTGCATCTGCTGTGTCATTTCCATGACCATATTTTGAGCTGCAACATGCTTCAATATTTCGTCCTTCGGCGGGAATTTCCCTTCTTCCAGTGTATACCACAGGTCTTCCCCTGTCATAAGTCCAAGACCAAACATAGTTTGTCCAACTTGCGTGTAATAGTTCCTGTCGGTCGGCTTCTCACTCATTATGCTAATGTCTAAATCAAACTCCGGAACAAAATACTCAAGCCTTTCTTCCATTTGTGGCTGTCCTGTCTGCGGATCAAGCATCGGATTTCCCTGCTCGTCCTTCAGCTCGACTTCTTCCCTACTCCAAGTAAGCATCATTTCATTTCTGTTCAAAGTTCCGGTGATATAATTCCCATCGGCTCCCTTGATTCTGTAATACCTGTCTTCGGTGTAGAACTGCGCCATAAGTGCAATTCTCTTCTTGCACACCTTCTCGTACAATCTTTCAAGCTTTCTTGTAACTTTCTTTGTCCTTACATCTGTTCTCGCTCCAAGTTCTTGTATTGTTCCAAGGGGAACATTCGAACCAGGGCTTATACCTTGCTGAATCGGTGTGTTACTGCCAACCGTTTCAACCATACGCTGCTTATGCTCTTTATAGTTTGATACACTGGCCGGGATCCCAACTCCGCTTCTTTCCTTCAAGAGATTGATATTATCAACTGGCAATAACGCCCCTGCCTTTGCATTGTTCTGCTCTATCGTCTTCAACTGGTCACGGCTGATTGCTCCTTTTTGGTAGAAGTAACCGCCCAAACCCTGCCTTGCCATTGAATCAATCTCAATCTCGTCTGCCTTGTTGTGTAGTAATTGAGGAATCTTAATATTCCTAATCTCTCCATATCCCCAGGGAGACTTGTCATCGTGATGCTCCGTTGTATACGTGTAACTATACTCGCCATGCTCTGCCAAATAAGGTATGTATTCAAGCACTTTCCCGTTGCACACATACGCCCCATGCACACCAAATAAATCACCTTTGGCTGCATCTTGATAGTCTTGCGCCCTGTAATAATCGCCCTGCTCCAAATGCCTTTGCGCTTGCTCATTAAGCTCTCTTACTCTTTCCTTCGGCATGTAGTCCGGGTATCCTCTATGCTCAAAATAATAAACATAGGTCATTTCCGGATCAGGTCCTTCGTACATATCCGATGATGCAGGGTTATTACCCTCGTAATAATCAAGCGACTCTTCCGAAATTTGATACTGGAACTCCGGGAACATCATCTCCACCCAAGAGATTTTCTTTCTCATACGCTCAATAACAAAAGCGCAATCATTCATATTCTCTTCCAAATCTGCTATAGATGGGTCAGGAAAAAAGTCCTCTTTCTTGATACGTTTGATGCGTATATCTCCCACCCATCTATTAGGACCTGCCCCGCCCATCCAATCGTTATCCCAAAAAGTCCTTACAATTGTCGGACCTGTGGTTATAAAGTCCATAGCCAACTTATTAAAAGTCTCAACAAAGCCATTCCTTTGGTCGTTGAATCGGCTCATATAAGTAACTTTTTCCGCTATCTGCTTGTCGTCGTCACCTATCCCGTTGGCCGTCATTGTCGGATCATTCGTGGTAATGTTTGCATGTTGTATCGATATTGCACTATAAATAAAATTATCCTCCGAGTTAGGCCGAACGCTCCTGTCTCTCTTGCTTCTATATGCCATGTTCGTGGACCACTGCAAGCCTCCACCCTTGAGCATCTTGTATTCATCATCCCAAATGTCTTCAATGGACAACTCCAACTCATCATGATCCGCAAGCCTAGCTGACCGAACATCCTCAAAAGCCTTTGTCACTTTCCAGACAAGCTTTTCTTCGTCAACATTGTTAGTTTGTATCTTAACTCTGTCTCTCTGCTCTTCAGGTATTGGCTTATTGCCCTTAGTCCATCCAAACATCTAATCACCTCAATTATAAAAAATGTTGTTCCGTTTTTCGTCCTGCTCCGCTTGCTCTGGTGTCTTCCTGCCCTTGATAGGTTGCTCGTCTTCATCCGGCTTAATAAACTCTCGTATGTCGTTATACATGTTTCGTAAGGTTTTTTTCTCTGCCGCCTCTTGCTTGCGGATCTGCTTGCCGGATTGTTGCCCTACCCTGTAACCGAGATAAAATATACCTACGCCCAACACCATATACACAGCCTCAATCACTAATTCGTGACCTCCTTAACAGGCGGGTTATCATCCGGTGTCACAAGCTCAACCATATCCGTAAATATGCTTGGGTACACATTCGGCGTAACAACAGTGTTTTTGCAGGCAGGGCATCTATAAGTAAATCTCGGCGGTTGGTCCGGTGCCAATGCAATTGTCGGGTTCTTACTGCGCTGCATCTCCACACCTTCGCACTTATCGCAAAATATTCTGCGTATGTACTGCTTCACAATCTCAAAAGTTTTCTCCATGCCAATCCTCCTAGTTAAAAAATGAGTCTAAATCGTCATCGTAGTCGTCATCGTCCGCATCCGCATCAAAGACATTATTACCCTCAACATCATGTGTCTGCTGATTGCTTATTGCCTCTGCTATCATGTCGCTAAATAACAAATCATCATGCTTGCCTGACTCTGCATCATAACGCCCGTCTTTATCTATAACAAATGTCAACATCTCTTTTAAGGTCCCAATATCGCAGAAACACTCAATCGACTCGTCAACAATGGTTATTTCCCTCTCAATAATCAACGGTCTTGTATTGCCGTCCGTCTTCCAACCGTACTGCTTCTTGACCTCTTTTGTTATAGTGTCGGTCTTCTCTCTCATATACTGCCGTGGATAATGCCAATCTGTCAGAAGCTCTACCGGATAAGTATTGAAATTGACCTCTATACCAATTAATGCCTCGTTGTAATAGTTCGCTAACGCCCACATCTGCGCCGTGTATGGTTTACTTTTCAATCCGGCCATGTGTAGGGTAGCCGACCTGACCCCAGTATGATTATTCTTGACCGTCCCGGAAAACCAATCCGAACCTTCGCCCTTCGTATCTCCACCGATTGTGTATGGATAACCGGTCTTTGGCTCTTCATAAATCTTGATGATACCATCTTTCTTATCAATCCATGTAGCAGCCGTTGGGTAGTCCATCCTGTCAGGATCATTCCAGGTAATAAGAAATTCCCCTTGCTTCGGCGGTTTCTTGTCGTAAGCCTGCTCTAGTTGCCCTATCCTCTGGACGATAATATCCTTGTCAAAAACACAACTGCCGCTACTCAAAAACGCTTCTTCTGCCGAACATGGGTATTCTTGCTTGATAGTGTCCTTCACGAGATAACCCTTGTACTTGTTGAAATACCAATACACTTGCTCCCAATCTAACTTGTGAAACTCTATAAGCCACTTGCAACGCTTGTAAATCCAATCATTTTTTATTTTCACTTCCTGTTGAAACTCCTGTTTCTTTTGTTCATCCGGGAACTCATGCCGATATTCTGCCGTCTTCCACCAGGTATAAAAGCATCCTTTCCACTCTCCACTGTCCCAAAGGTCCTTGTATTCGTTATACCCATTGGCCGTACTCTCAAGTATCTGAATAGCATCTTTCGTCAATGCTTCTCCAAGTGCTGCCTGTACCCCTGAAATACCGTCTTTCCAGAACGCAGCTTCTGAACCATGAAAAAAGTTAATCGTCCTGGACCTTCCCATGTTCTTAGATGCTGTCTTAACCTCCCAAGAACTATGCAACTTTTCAAAGGTCAATTGCTTCTTGTTGTTGAACTTCTCTGTCGGTTTCAACACTTCAGGCAGCAAGGTATACACATATTTTGCTTTGTTCTCAAATATGGCCGATGTATTCCCATCTTCATCAGCCGCCGTAAACCCTTCGAAATTCTTGCGTGTTATGGTACATGCCAACTGATAAGCCGTAATAAATGACGTAAATCCTTGTTGCCGCCCCTTCAGGACTAACATTTTTATCTGAAAGACATTGCCAAGTTTATATTGCTGCATTGTCTCATTCAACTCATCGATAAACTCTCGCTGCACTTCATTCATAAAGAACGGTACAATTTTCTTTTGCTTGTTAATAATACAAAAGCACATCTCAACCAGAAGCTCCGGGTTATCCCTAATCTCTTGCTGCAATAACGGATTCTCAAGTATATGTTCCGCAACAAGATTGATATAGTTCCTATCGGTATTGCTGTCCGGGTTCTGTGACCATAAGCGTTTTCGATTTTTGATGATCTGCTGTGCCGTGTACTGCTTTTCACTCATTAATCAAATCCTCTAGCTTTCCAATTACGTTTACATCAACGTCTTTCTTGTCTCGCCATTTTGCTTTTTGCCGATTCTTTAGCCACGCCATACATGCCCCTGTGTCAGGTGCTACCTCTTCTGTAACTGGAACTATAATAGGTTGTCCCTGGAACTGAAATACCTTCACAACTTCTTGTTTGTATCCTGTTGCTCTTTTAAATAAACTTTTAGCAACTTCCGCATCTGCTTTTTCTTTTCCATTTTTTATGGACTCCGAAAACTCTTTGCGCTTCTTTTTCCAATCGTTTATTGTGCTTTCTTTAACTTCAAAAAAGTCTGCAAGCTCTTTGTCTGTCGCCCCAAGTAAACATAATTTAAAAGCCTGTTCAGCATACTCCGGTTTATACTTTGGTTTTCTGCCGCCCTTATTTTTGCTTTTAGTGCCCTTATCTTTACCTTTGGCCATAATAATCAACTCACTTTCTCTTTTTTCCGCACTTCTTTTTCACTATCCATGCACCTCCTGCATTGTCGTGACATTACTAAGCATAACTTGCAAAATATATGAATATATGCAAAACATCCCACTCTCATAGATGGGATGCTTTCGCTATTCAGTTTGTGGCGGTTGCTTACACCTATACTGTACCACAAAAATATGTATGATTTTGTATGCAGTTTTTTGTGTATTATTACCAATGTTGCATCAAAGAAAAAGAGCCTCACAAATAGAGGCCCTTTTTCTTTTCAGGAGGATTTATCACTACAAAGATACTGCTTGCACCAATCTAACCACTTCTCCATGTCACGCTTAACCACAAGGCAATCGTCACACTCGCACGGGTTTGTGTCTTCTCTCATAATGTCATAAGCCTTTGATACGGCCTCTAAAAGCTTTTTGTTCTCTTCTTTCAGCTTGTTCATTTCACCTATAGCCATGTTAATAGCATCTACTGGACCATCGTTATAACTCATTTACTTCTCACCCCCCTTGCTTTTTAACTTCATAGGTGTAAAATTCATTATCGTATTTTATAATTTCAACTTTATATAGAATGCCTGAAAACGCTTGTTCACAAGTTA